CTAAAGAGTTAGTTGACTTTGAAGAATATTATATTACTACCCATTTAGAAGCAAGATCGAGGGGTATAAATAGTAAGCCTCTCTTATTAAAAAGAATGTCACTATCATCACTAGCATTTGATGAAACAGACTTTTATTCTATAGGAACTAGAACAGGTAATGATATATATCCGTTTACAAGATATGATTCAAACTATTCTTATAAAGATAAAAACCCTTTCGTAATATATAAAGAATCTACCCCATACTTATATCTAACTGGAGATTCTGGAATCTCTGTTTTAGATTATAATACAAACGCTGATAGAGGAATATCTATTCCTATAAATCAACAAAATAGTTCTGATTACTTGCTCGGTGGAGTCCAGTTGTGGATGTTTTACAACCAATCAGAAACAATTGATCAAACAGTTAAAATTGCTAGAATTACAGCAATAGATAAAACTATTGATCTATACTTGATACCAGAAACTAGCGGCAAGAGAGCAAAGATTGCTGCCTATGACCCCAACACTGGTATTCAAGATTTTAATGTTCAATTCTATCAAAACGGGGTATTGTTAGAAAATCCATTTATAGAACCACTATCTTGGACTTCTATAGTATTAGCCTTTGGAGAATCTTTAGATCTAGATTCATATACTGGACAGTTAGAACTATACAAAGGATTGTTATTTAATAACATAGCCTTGTTTAAAAAGTCTACAGATATTCTTGGAACTACTATAGAAGTTTATAGTTGGCAAGACTTTAGACAAATTACAACTATTATTGATGGAGAGTCTGTAGAGGTTCCTCAAACATGGGGAAGCAAGATAGATAATATTTGGGCTGATTTCCCAGAAGAAGTAATAAATGTTACCTATACTATAGATGGACAAAACATATATGAATCATATTTAGGTCTTTCTAAAGCAGTTTCTGATGATGAAAGTGTATTATTAATCAATTCAGATGGAATAAATATACTAACTAACGTAACATGGGATCAATATAGCGGTAGACCAGTATAATATGGTACAATTGGCTATATGAAAAAGCCACAAGCAAACAAAAACGGTAAATCTAAGTTAACAGTAATAGAAAAAGCCTCAGAACATGGCATATATGTGTGGCAAATGAACCATAATGGAAAGGCTTTTGGAGACGGTCGTGGCAACGTTATGAATATTCCAGGTAATAGGTATGATTTAGAAAAATTAAACAAAATAACTCAAGCAGCCAAGTATTATGGTGCTCCAGCAGGGAAGGCAATATTTATGGCAGGGGTTAGAAGAATAACTGACGAAGAGCACTCAGAACAAATTGACAGAATGAAACAAGGATTAATTGCTAGTGAAACAGATATCGGTGCATGGATGGATGCAGAAAGAGGGATAAAGGCTAATGGAGAATAACGAATTAGAATCTATTGCAAGAATAGATAATCTAGATAGAATGGAAAAGCCATCTAAAAGTGATGACTTTATGGTTGATGCTGAAGTTGCTAAAACTTATTCTGGACTAGACTCAAACTTTAAACGTAGGGCAACTAGAAATATAAATAAGGCCTATACAGGGGTAGATAATACAGGATCTAAGCAACTATTCCCAGAACAAGATATAGTCACAGCCTATGGCCTCTATGACGTTGTAGTGCCACCTTACAACATGGACGAACTAGCATTCTTTTACGAAAACTCATTTGCTAACCATGCTGCTATTAATGCTAAAGTTTCTAATATCGTAGGTCTTGGATATTCTTTTATAAACACAGATGCTACTGTAGCCAGATTAGAAGAAGCAGAATCTGAAGAACAACTTTTAAGAGCACAAAGAAAACTACAAAGACTTAAAAATGAAATGGGTAACTGGCTAGAAAGCCTAAATGACGAAGATACATTCAGCCATATCTTAGAAAAAGTATACACAGACGTTGAGTCAACAGGAAATGGATATATTGAAATTGGTCGTAAAGTCAATGGAGACATAGGATACATTGGCCACATTCCTTCAACTACTATACGTGTTCGCCGTATTCGTGATGGATATGTTCAAATTGTAAACCAAAGAGTTGTTTATTTTAGAAACTTTCAAGGTAGAGAATCAAATATTATAACTAACGACAACAGACCAAACGAACTTATTCATATTAAGAAATACTCACCTAAGACTTCATACTATGGAGTTCCAGATACCGTAGCCTCTTCAGTTGCTATGGTTGGAGATAATTTAGCGGGTAGATATAATATCGATTACTTTGAAAACAAAGCAGTTCCAAGATATATAGTTACTTTAAAAGGAGCAAAACTATCATCTGATGCAGAAGATAAGTTATTTAGATTTTTACAATCAGGTCTTCGTGGTCAAAACCATAGAACTCTTTACATACCACTTCCAGGAGATTCAGCAGATAACAAGGTTGAATTTAACATGGATCCAATCGAAAACGGAATCCAAGAAGGGTCATTTGAAAAATATCGTAAATCAAACCGTGACGATATCTTAATGGCTCATCAAGTTCCATTCTCTAAGGTAGGTGGGGGTGCTGGAGTTTCAATAGCATCAGCCTTATCCTCTGACCGTACCTTTAAAGAACAGGTTGCAAGACCAGCCCAAAGAAACTTAGAAAAGGTAATTAATAAAATTGTTAAAGAAAAGACAGACATGCTTCAATTTAAACTTAACGAACTAACCCTAACTGACGAAACTACTCAAAGTCAGATTGACGAAAGATACTTGCGTATGCAGGTAGTCGTTCCAAATGAGGTTCGTGAAAGACTTGGCTATCCATCTCGTATGGGAGGTCAAGATCCTATTGTCTTGGGTGCTCAACAAAGAGCAGAAGTAACATCTCAAGCAACTGGAAATAGAATGAGAGATCAACAAAGAACTGACAATAATAGCGATTCTCCTTCAACCACTACAGGCAGAGGTCCTGGTGGCGAGGGTAGAACTGTACTGTAAAAGTTACTTTTTTTAAATCTCTTATAAACACTTATATAATGGAAGTAGTATGACTAATTTGCATAAAGCATTTTGGCACTCTGAAGATAACTCTATCAAGTTATCCATGCCAATTGCCAAAGTCGATAAAGAAAGACGAATGGTTTCAGGGTTCGCAACCCTTGACAATATTGACAAGCAGTCAGATATTGTCCCAACAGATGTTAGCATTAAAGCCTTTGAAAGATTCAGAGGAAATCTTCGTGAAATGCACATGCCTATCGCAGTCGGTAGAGTAATGTCATTTAAGTCTGACAAATTTTATGATAGAGAAGAAGATAAATTTTATAATGGAGTGTACGTAGATGCATATATTTCTAAAGGTGCTCAAGATACTTGGGAAAAAGTTCTTGACGGTACTCTTTCTGGCTTTTCTATTGGTGGCAGCATCAAAGATACTGAGGATCAATACGATCCAGAAATGGATAAATCCATTAGGGTTATTAAAGATTACGAACTCCACGAATTATCGCTTGTAGACAATCCAGCAAATCAATTTGCCAACATTGTATCTATTCAAAAAGCAGAAGATGGACAAAATACTTTTGAGGGTATAATGACAAAAATGTCACTTGAAAATGTATACTGGTCTAAAGATAATAGTCTAGTTAGACTATCTAAAGAAGAAGATCAAAGATCTGGAGAAGTTTTAATAGGTTTTGTTGAAACAACAGATGAAGAAAAAAACGATGTAATTAAAAATTTAATCAAATCATATGGAACTATGACAAATGAAAATGTTCCTAATAAAAACCCAGAAACAATTAAACCTAAGAAAAAGAAAGATGAAGACGAAGAAGATATGGACAAGGCTTCAAATATTAGAGTTGGCGACATGGTATCTTGGAACTCAAGCGGTGGAACCGCAAGAGGTAAAGTTACTAGAGTCGTTCGCAATGGAAAAATAAAAGTTCCAAATAGTTCTTTTACTATTACAGGAACTCCAGAAGATCCAGCAGTTGCAATCAGAATCTACCGTGACGGTAAACCAACTGATACTATTGTTGGACACAAGATGAAAACTTTAAGAAGATCTTCATCTAAAGCAGAAGGTATTGACTTATCTTCTGACAATTCCAAAAAGGAGGGGAATGAAATGGCAAAAACAAAACAAGAATCAGCACCAGTTGCTGAAGAAACAAAAGTTGAAAAAACAGTAACAGCAGAAGACGAAGTAGTCGTTGTAGACGAAATCGTTAAGTCTGAATCTGGAGATGCAGAAGCAGCAGCAGAAGCAGCAGCAGAAGCAGTAGAAACAGCAGCCGAAGTAGAGGCACCAGCCGAAGCAGAAGCAGTAGTAGAAGCAGCAGAAGCACCAGCAGAAACTGAAGTTGCAGTTGAAGACGCTGCCACTCCTACTGAAGAAGCCGAAAAAACAATTGAGGCTACTGACTTAGAAAAGGCTGTAGAAACAGTTCAAACTTCCGTAGATGAAGTTAGCAAATCCGTTACAACAGCAGTTGGAGATTTAGTGGCAACTGTAAAATCAATTAATGATCAAATTGCCGAATTAACAAAGAGCATTGCCAATGTAAATGAGGAAATCAAAAACATCAAAGGTAATGTAGAAGAGTTTGGAAAGCGTGTCGACTCAATAGAAGACGATACCGCTATCCGTAAGTCTGGCGACCTCGGCGGGGTCGTGCAGGAAAACAAAATACAAAAAAGGTCGATGTGGGGCGGGCGTTTCCTCAATTCCGCTGACCTCTATCGTTAAACAATTCACTGGGAGGTGAAAAAATTATGTCAGAAGAACAAATTTTAGAAAAGGCCGCTGTAACAGGCGTTATTGCTTCAGGAGGCGTTGGTGGAGTTGCTACTCCAGCATCACAACTTGGACCAGTAGGAACCGCAAAACCATCAGATGGTGGCGGTATCTTAAACGCAGAACAGTCACGCCAGTTTATCGAATACATTTTCGATCAACAAGTTCTTGCTCGTGATGGTCGCCGTGTAACAATGCGTGGCAACACAGCAGAACTAGAAAAATTAAACGTTGGTGAACGTGTTATCCGTGCTGCTGCACAAGCAGACGCTGCATACACTAACGCTGGTGTTACTTTCACAAAGGTAGAAATCACTACAAAGAAGATTCGCCTTGATTGGGAAGTATCCTCAGAAGCACTTGAAGACAACATCGAAGGTGCAGGTTTAGAAGATCACTTGGTTCGCACAATGACTCGTGCATTTGCAAACGATCTAGAAGACCTAGCAATCAATGGAACAGGAACAGGCAGCAATGCATTCCTAAACATCCTTGAAGGTTTCGTTGTTAAAGAATCAACTGGAAACAGTGCAACTTATGGTACAGACGTTGAAGACTTACAAGGATTAGTCCTTGCAATGCCACGTAAATACCGTGCTTCTCGCTCAGCAATGAAATTCTATGCTGATACAGAAACAGTTGCAGCAATCATCAACGGTCTAGGCTCAAGTGGTAACTTACCATCAGAGAGAATCGTAGAACGTGTTATTGATGGACAAGCACCACAAACATTAGGTGCTCCAATTCAATACCGTGTTCTTGGTATTCCTTTGGTAGAAGTACCTTTGATGCCAACAGGATTCGTTTCCTTAACATTCCCAGAAAATCGTATTTGGGGATTCCAAAGAGACGTTACTGTTCATCGTGAATTCCAACCTAAGAAAGATACTATTGAATATACTACTTTCTTACGTTTCGGCGTTCAAGTTGAAGAAACCGATGCAGTTGCTTACATGCAACAATAATCGTTTCTAAACAGAAACTATAGAAGGGGGGACAGTAAAATGTCTCCCCTTCAACATTTTATATAAATGATATAATTAGTAAGGAGGATTTTATTTTATAATATGGAAATATTAAATGAAAGAGCCTATAAAAAAGTTACTAACCTTACCGCAACTTTTTCAATCTCTCCAAGCGGAACATATACATTAGATTATGAAGATCTATATACAGGAGAATTATTCTCAGCATCAGCAACAACAGTGTCTGGTGCAGTAACATTTACACTTGATGAAAAATATTTAAACTACACTGGAAACTTAAGTGCTTCAGTCAAAGACTCAAACGGAGATACTGTAATACTAACCAATATTGATATTGTAAGACCATATTGCAACTTAGATTCTATAGCAGCAGCATTGTCAATTACTGGCGGTAGTGAAATAGAATATGAAAGACTAGCAAGATATATTATAGATTCTCAAACACAACCATTTACATTTATGAGAAAAGAAAAAGATATTGTGGGTATGGGAATGGACTATCTTCCTATTGATGAAAAAATTTATAAAATTTACAAAGTATATGAAAACCAAGAAATTCAATATGATTCTACCCTTACTTCTAATGAAAATCTAGTTACATATGAAATTACTAGAGATGGAACCTCTATTACCAATGTTGATGACGAGGCTCCAGAAAACAAGATTAATAACAAGGTAGTCTGGCGTGAAAGATATCTAGACTCTGCTTTTGGAGAAGGGTCAGAATACCGTGTTGATGGAGACTTTGGGTGGAAAGTAATCCCACAAGATATTCAAGAAGCATGTGAAATGTTAATTCAAGACATTAAGTCAGACAATCTAAAATATATAAATAGATATATAGAATCATTTGACAACGAAGACTTTAAAATTAAATTTTCTAAAGGCCCTAACACAGGCACAGGTAACATGATGGTTGACAAAATCCTGGAGAAGTACAGAAACAGGCTCCGTATCGGGGTATTGTAATGATACTTCCTTCATCAACTCTTGACGATATACTATTTCCTATGACTGCAGACCTTTACTATGCAGAGACTATTCAAACTGAATATGGTAACGTTTTAAAAAATTGGAATAGAGATAGAGAAATTAGTTGTTCTATTATAAGCGAGTTATCCCAAAGAGGATTTGCTGGAGAAGTAAAAACAAAGGGTACAGATTTAATATATGATTCAAATGCATTTTTAAGAACTAAAGAGGATATTAGAAAGA